CAGCTCCTGGCGGCTGGCCTGGGTGCCGTGGTACCAGTCGGCCTGCCCGGTCAGCGGGTTAGGCAGCGCGGCGGTGTGCGGCTCTTTCGGCTCAAGTCCAGCACGGTGCTCAGGAACGCCAGGGTGCGGTTCGGCACCGTGGTATGGGCCCTTTTCGCCGTCTCTAAACGGCTCATCCTCGTGCGGGGAGTACGCCACGTAGGCATCGACATCATGGCCGGTGTGTTGCGCGGCCTCGGCCCGGTGATGGCCGTCGGCGACCTGGTAGACACCATGTCGGTGGACCAGCACCGACGGCGGGATGTCTTTGCCGCCGTTAGCCTGGTAGCCCTGCATCGCGTGTCGGACCCGGGGATCGTGGCGGCCCGAGGGGGAGAAGTCGATGTGATCGGGGCTGACCCGCTCGCGGTGGAAAACCAGGTCGTGCACCGACGAGCTTTCGCCGTCAGGGTCTTCGGGGCGGTCGTGAGCTAGGTAATTGGCCGCATCGCCGATTCCCGGCCCGTCAGCGTGGTCAGCGGCTTTGCCGTGGATCTCGGAATCCCCGTAGACATGCGGGTGTCGGTCGCCGATCTCATCCCAGGACAGCGTGCCGCTTTCAGCTGAGCTGACACCCGGGCGGCGGCGTGGCATATCGAACAGCTTCTGCTGCATGTCCAGGGCGGCGGTGTGCTCGCCCGGCTCCTGGATGGTCCGGTGCGGTGATCCCCAGGGCTGACCGTCCATCTGCGGCAGGCCGTGCACCCGGTGCCGGTAGTTGTTGACCAGGTTCGTGGCATCGGTGTGGTGCTGGCGGAAGTCAGCCTCGGCCTGGTGGCCCCAGGAGTTTCCGATAATCTTCGCGTAGTTGTGAGCGAAATGATCATCGTGTACGTCGGCGTCGGTCAGGCCGAGGCTCTGGCCCATGACGTGCGGCGGGATGCCCTTCTGCTGGTTGGTGACCAGGTGCGCGGCTTCGTGCGCCATCGTGCCGTAGTCCCAGCGCTGCGGGTGCAGCCCGATGCCCGGTGTCTTCTCGTCGGGATCCCAGGCGGTCGAGGAGGCGCTGGCCGTCTCAGGCTTGCGATGCACCCATGCACCAGCGGCCAGGTGCTCGGGGTAGCCGGCCTTGCGCAGCATGTGCTGGAGCGTGGCACCAGCGTCATCGCTGAAACCGCCGAACCCGGGCTCAGGCAGTTTTGCGTTCATCGTGGGGTGGTCCCAGCGCGTGCGTTCCTGGGCCTCGCTGATGACGGCCTTGTGCGGGGTGTCTTTGCCCCAGGCGGTCACGGCGTTGAACTCGGCTGAAGCTTCGAAGTGCCCGAGCTGATCGTCCGCCATGGATCCAAGCTTAGCAACAAAAGCTGTATCTGGCGACACCTGCACAGTCTGGTCCACGGCTGCCCTCCCTATGCCTTCTGCGGGCAGCGCGGCGCCCGGGGCAGCCGCCACTGCCCCGGGCTGGGTCGGTCAGGAGGCCAGGCGCTCCGGGGCCGGGTCCACGTAATGCTGGCACGGCTCCTGGCCGGAGCCTCCCGTGCAGGCGAACGCCTGGCAGGAGGTCGAGCCGTTGCCGTGCAGCGCGTACGGGTGACCGCAGCCCTTGCAGCCTGGCCGGGCCGTCTTGGCGGGACGGTCGCCGAACCTGTCTGCCGGCCGGGCTGGCGTCGCAGGCGGTGCCGTCGGGGCCATTTCGTCCTCAGCTTCCGTTTTGGTTAGGCAACATTCCCTGTAATGGTAAGGGAATCACTCTGTGTAGTGAAGATCAGGAGCGGTGCCGTCTCATTCCCGACACACCTGCCCCGTTCCGCCCAGATGGAACACGGCCGCGCAATCCTGGCATTCCGGGGCGCATCCCCCGGGCCAGGCCGGCCCCGGTGTTGCCCTGCCGGTTGCCCAGCGCCGCGGCGTAGGGGTTCATGCTCTCGGGCGAGAAGCGGTCCAGGGCGTCGTAGCCGCCCGGCTGGGCCATGTGCGGTCGCTGGGTACGCAGGTCCTTGGCCAGGTACGCCTTCATCTGCTCGCCCAGCAGGCGGGCGGTGGCGATGGCGATGCAGTCGGCGATGTCCTTGGTCTGGACCGGGCCCGAGGTGGGCGGGATGACCTTCTGGACGTTCTCCGGCTTCTGCACGAACCGCAGCTCGTCTTTCGCCTCGGCGTGGTGCGGGGCGTGCACGAAGCCCATGTTGAGCGCGGCCTTGAACGTCTCCCAGGTGGACCAGTTCAGCGCCGCGGTGGCGGTGCGCTCGTAGACCACCACGTTCTTCTGCAGGTGCGCCCCGCGGACCCGCTTCTGCAGGGCCTGGACGGAGGCGACCGAGTTGAACTGGTCGAACGTCAGCTCGTCCGGCTGGAAGCGCAGCACCACGTTGTCGAAGATCCAGTCCCGGATGTCGTCGTAGTCCAGGATGTGATCCTCGAAGTCGGCCGGATCCCAGAAGTGGATCAGGTCGAACACCGCGTGCTCCAGGCCGTCGTCCCCGGGCTCGGTGTGGGCCACGGCGAAGCCGAACCGGCAGTTGACCGAGGACGGGTCGCCGTGCGCGGTGTAGGTGATGCTGAGCGGGCCGCGGGCCTGCATGGTCAGCTCGGGCCGCCCGTACTCCTCCAGGCGCCCGCCCCACGGGCTGAACATCTCGTCGATCTTGGCCGTGTTCAGGTAGGCGTCCATCGCGGTCGCCCAGTCCGACCGGCGCTCCACCTTGAAGGTGTCCGGGTTGGCTTTCTCCTCCCGGGCCATCTCCTCGTCGAACGCCTGGATGGCCCCCTTGAGCTGCCTGAGCAGCGGCAGCGCATCCGGCTCGTACTCGCCCAGGTCGCCGCAGTAGCCGGGCGGGAACAGCGGCAGCAGGTGGGCCCGCTCCCAGTCCTCGTAGATCGCCCAGGACTCCAGCTGGATCATGAACTTGGTGGGGTAGGCCGGCATGTACTCGCCCGGCTCCGGGGCGGGCTCGCGCTCCAGGGACAGCTGCCACAGCTCGTAGAACTTGCCGATCATCTCCCAGGTCGAGCTGGGCAGCACGGTGAAGCCGTCGGTGCCGAACTGGTCCAGGGACGGCTTGGCCGCGCCGTAGACGACGCCGAACTCCCGGGTCACCCCGGCGTTCTTGACGTGGGCGGCCTCGTCGAACGCCAGGATGCAGCCGGCCGGGCCACGCGGGGCCAGCGGGGTCGATTCACGGGGCAGGATCCGGAAGCTGGCCATGTCCCGGGTGGAGACGATGCCGCGGGCGGCCTGCTTGCGCATCCGCACGAAGTCGTACGGGGCGTAGACGGTCAGTGACTCGGCCTGGGCCTCGCTGACGTACGGGGTGAAGCAGGGCGCGGTGGTAATGACCGAGTAAAGGTCACCCCAAAGGTTCTCCTTGGCCTGCTCTTTCTTGCCGGCGAACACGGCCACGGCCAGCGGCTTGCTGGCGTCGATGCCGTAGTACTCCTGGGGGTTGCCCTTGGCGATGTAGTTCCACAGCACGTAGGACATGGCCAGGGCCGACAGGTACCCCTTGGAGCCACGGCGGCCGATGGCGATGATCAGCTCGGGGAACCAGTGGTAGCCGCGTTTCTTGAGGTAGGCAATCCGCTCGTACAGGTCCGGCTGCAGGCCCTTGGTCTGGGCCGCGAACTTGTTGTCCTGGGCCTCGGGATTGGTCTGCCGGAACCGGCTCTGCCAGTCGTCGATCACCTGGCGGTCGAACTCGGTGAACAGGTCATCGCGCAGGAAGATGATCTTCAGCAGGGTGGCCTGGCGCGGGTACAGGTTGGGCTTGTCCAGCCAGTCCTCGCTGATCACGAACGTGATCGGGTCCGGTACCGGCGGCCCGTCATACCAGGACAGCACGTCCAGCGGCCCGGCGGCCGTGGTGTCCGGGGCCTCCCAGCGGGAGATCGCCATCAGAGGTAGGCCATCTCCAGGCGGCTCAGCTCGGAGTTGTCGAGCTGGTAGACCTCATCGGGGATGAGGTACCGGCCCCAGGTGGCGAACGCATCGGCCCGGCCCCGGTGGTGGGCCGCCCGGTCGGTCATCGCCTTCACCGGGTCGTTGGTGAGGTTCTGGGGCTGCTCCCCGGCCTCGGTCAGCTGCCGTCCCTGGCCGGCGTAGAACTCCTGGCGGCCTCGGTGGTACTCCTCGCGCTCGCGCAGGTGGGCGCGCAGGTCATCGCTGCTGATCCGCAGCTTCATGCCCTCGATCATGGGTGCCCCTCAGTGGTCGTTCAGGTCGCCGCGGAAGCTGGTGCGCCGGTCGGTCTCGGTCCGCTCGACGGTGATCAGGTACGGGTCCCAGCCGGGACCGTGGCAGGGAGCCAGCGGGCGCGTTAGGCCGTCCCGGCCGGCCTCCGGGCTGCCGTCCTCGAACGCGAAGTCCTCCATGCGCTCGTGGGTGTCCACGTCGCCCAGGCGGTCGAACAGCCAGCGCAGCCAGGACTGGCGGTTGTAGGTGGCCGCGGGCACCGCGAAGTAGTGGCTGACCCGCATCGGCTCGTCCGGGTCGTAGGTGTTCGGCCCGCTGCGCGTCACGATCAGGGTCAGGCCGCGCGACTCGCCCGTGTGCCGTCCTGGTTTGTCCCGCTGGAAGTCGTCCTCCAGCGCCACGCTCCAGCCCAGGTGCTGGCGGTAGCGCAGATTCTGGACCAGCGTGGCCAGCTCGTGCGGGTACGGGGCGACCTGGACCATCGGCTCAGGCATGGCTGTGTCCGTGGGAGTGGGAGTGGCCGCCGTTGCCGTCCTTGAAATTCTTGAGCGTGTCCGGGTCGGTCTTGATCCAGCCCTCGTCGCCCAGGCCGAGGACGTCGTGGACGGCCTCGTGCACCTGGCGGTCCGGGTCCCAGTTGATTTTCATGGTCCGGCCGGTGACGGTGATCTCCGGCATCGCGCCCTCCTGGGGCGTGCCGCCGACGGCGAAGGTGTACCAGTTGACGTCCACCGTGAAGCCGATCTCGGCGAACCGGCCGCGGATCTCCCGCTCGAAGTCCCGGTAGTTGTGGCGCTTGTCAGCCGCCCGCTGGTTCAGCACCAGCTGGACGGCCAGGATCTCCTCGACCTCATGGTCATACAGGTCAGCGATCGAGTCGGTAGCAGTGGTCACGGGGCCTCCCCGGGGATGGCGGGCGCGGCGGCGTCACTCATCACCGCCCGGATCTCGGGGGAGGCGTAGACGTCGCTGACAAACGCCTTCCACTGCCGGGCGTCGAGGTGGCGCCGCACGATCTCGAAAAACGACATAAAGGCGGCCTGCCAGGCAGTCACCTCTACACCTTCCCCGGCCTGGGCCCTTTCCAGCTGGACCTGCAGCTGCATGGCCCGCAGCACGTCCCGGGCGCCGACCTCCAGCTCCCCGCTGGCCAGCTGGACGCCACCCTGGGCGATGATCGCCTTGAGCACGTCGCTCAGGGCGGCCGAGGTGGTGGTGGTGTCCTCACCCCGCTGGCTGGCGGCCTCCTCGAACGCGATCCGCTGGCGGCGGTGCGGCTCGGCCAGGTGGGCGATGTGGACCCGCAGGATCGCCTCGTTGGGCACGGCCGGATGCAGGCCGGCCAGCACCTTGCGCAGATGGCGCAGGGAGTAGCCTTCGGCCAGCATCGAGTCGATCGAGGACAGCCAGGGTGACCGGCACGCCCCGCAGGCCGGGTCCCAGGGCTTGTCGTATTCTTTGCCGCCGATGACGACCCGGCGGGTGAGCTGCTTAGTCGCCGTCGTCGTGCCCTTCATCGCCCGTGTAGGTGTCCAGGCCGTCCTGGGCCCGGCGCACCGGGTAGTGGCCGTCCCGGCTGTTCAGGTGCGGGTACTTGGGGTTCCAGGCCCGGCCGAACACGCCCCGGCGCACCGCCGGGTCGGCCACGCCTGACCCCGGGTAGACCTCGTGGTCCCAGCGGTCCTGCTGCTTCCACGGCGTGAGAATGTCGGACTTGGCGGCCCGGCTGGTCACGCCGTCAAGCGACTGCCGGATAAGCTCGTCGGCCTGCGCTTCCAGCTCCCGGCACGTCCCGAACCGGAGGCGCATGTCCCCTTTGCGGTACATCGGCATGGTGGTGTCCCCTCTCCCACAGCTGGCCGTCATCCCAGGCGCTGGCCAGCTGCTTGAGTCCCTGTGTGGCGTAGATGGCCACGGGGGTCTCAGGGGACAGCCCCATCGCCACCGCGGCGTCGGCCTCGCGCATGTCGCAGTACAGGAACATCTCGATGGCACGGGCCCGCTGAGGGGTGAGCAGGGCCTCCCGGATGTCGTACAAACGGCGCAGGTCGAAGATTGAGTAGATTGTCCCATCTGGCCCTGTTATGGCATCTACCCCTTCTGAGTGGAAAAGGGCCTCGAACTCCTGTAGATGCCGGAATAGCTCTCTGAGCACGCGGTGGTCTACTTTGCACCCCCTCAGCGCAAATGCCACGGGAAAGTTATCCGTGGGTCGTTCTCGCGGCGATGATAAAGCATAGAAGGGGAGGAATGTAAAAGGCCCGCCCCGGACACGGCCGGAGGCGGGCCTTTTATCGGATATATGCGTTTTAACTGGTCAGGGTCCTGAGCAGCATGGTCTGCAGCACCTCCATCGACTTGATGATGGCGTCCGCCTCCTTGCTGAGAGACGACTGGAGCACCGCGAAATAGCGCTCCTCGATGCTGAATGAATGGCCAACCTGGGTCCTGTCCGGAATAGTCGGCTTGCCGGTAATGGCCAATCCGGGCAAGGCATGGAACGCCTTGGCGAACTTCTCCTCCCACATCGCCTTGGCGAACATGGCCCGCCGCCAGAGAGCGGCCTGGCTGCGCTTCCACTCCATCAGGTGGGTGGTGATCGTGAATAGGAACGCCTCACGGTCGGCGTTGCTCAGGGCGGTCCAGTCCTCGACCGGGAAGCCGTCGTCGTCGCGCTTCCACACCGGCTCGCCAGCCGAGTACTCGACCTCGCCGGAGCCGTCGTTCTTGATCACCGGGATACGCACCGCGCGCCGGATCCGGGCGATCAGTGCGATCGGCGCGGCGAACTCGGCGTCGATGATCTTCCGGGTCAGGTCGTCGATCTCCATCAGGGCGGTCAGGTCGTCGCCGATCCAGGACTTCCGCATCCGGCTGAACGTGGTGTAGGCGAACCGGTCGCGCTCGGAGGTGCCGTCGGCGCCCTCATCAGGCTCCAGGGGCTGCTCGGACTCGGCATCGAACGGCCGGTCCTGAGCGGCCAGGACCCCCTCGATCTGCTCGTTCTCGGTCCGGTGGGTGACGGGCGATGGCATGAGGATCGTTCTCCTATCTGGCGGCGGGAATGAGCAGGTGGGTCAGGCCGGTGGCCAGGGCGTCACGCTGGTGCTCGTTCCAGGTGCGCGCCGCGGCCTCGGGGCACAGGCGGACCACGGCCTCGCGGATCTTCTTCTTCCGGTCGGCGCTGCGGATCTGGTGCTGCCCCAGCAGGACGGCGGCCACGTGCGTGGCCGAGACCACCGCTGTCCGCACCGGGTCATGCAGCCACACGAGCATCCCGGCGATGAGGCTGGATTCGGTCCGGTTACCCAGGCTGGCGGCCAGCGGTGCCTCGACCACCACCTCAGCATCGCACCCACGTCCGACAATCAGGGCGGTCAGCGCGGGCTGCAGCTGGCGGGCCTTGTCCCAGGTCTCCAGGTAGCTCCGGCGGTCCGTCTCGCAGTTGACCGTGCCGCGGTCGATGATCACGATCCGCTCCCCGCGGACCTCGAACAGCACCCAGCCGCAGTGGGTCAGGGTGGCGTCGAACGCCAGCACCCGGCGGCCGGAGGCGAAATCCAGGACCCGGGGCGGGCGCCAGGGCTCAGGACGTGGCTGGAGAGCACGGCGGGCCCGGAGCTGGCCCCGGGCCCGGTCCACGGCGGTCATGCCGGCACGTCCAGGATGGTCTCCCCGGCCGCCACCGTCGCCAGCACCCGGCGGTACTTGGCCTCGGTCTGCGCCGCGAACACCGGGTCGAACTCGATGTGAAACTCCTTCATCGTCCAGGGCGTGCCCCACTCCTGGAACAGGACGATGTAGCGCCGCAGCCCGGACAGCCGCATGCACTCCTGCATCTGGGCCCAGTACTTCGGCCACTTGGCCCGGAACGCCTCGGCGTCCATGTCGCTGATGCCCTTGAGCCCGTAGGGGCGGATTGATTTGAGGTCGAAGCCGAACGTGCCCTGGACATCGAAGTTGAGGATGCCGTCCATGTGGCAGCGGCTCCGGGTCTCCGGGTCGGCCGCGCCGTGTTCCAGGCAGTACCGGGCGCTCTGGGGCTTGCCTTTCGGCAGGTACTCCCGGCCGCAGGACGGGCACAGCCCGGCCGGCAGCGGCACCATGACGCCCATCTGGTTCAGCGCGGCCTCGTAGAAGCCGTGCAGGATGGTGCCCATCAGGACAGCCACCTCGAACTCGTACGACCGCGGCTCCTCGGCGATCAGTTCCGGGTGGGCTATGTACGCCCACAGGTCATGCTCGCTGGCCAGCGGGTGCGTGCTGGCGTGGAACCAGCCGTCCGGCGCCCGCCAGCCTGAGCGCTCCAGGTGCAGCTTGAATTTGAACGGCCGGCCGGAGTCCAGGAAGAACTGGAGCATGACCGGCTTGACCAGGCACCCCTCGGCCGCGTGCTCGGCCACCCCGTCGAATGTCGGCACGTGATCACCCGAACTCCAGGTCCTGGTCGTCCTGGCACGCCCGTGCGACCAGCTTCCCGTCCGCGTACAGGGAGCCGCGGGGGACCACCAGGTTGTCCAGGATGATCCGGGGCCGGTTGCCGTGGCCGATCGAGCGCTCGACCACGACCGTCCGGGCGATGCCCTCGGTCCGGGCGCCGTCGGGCCCGTACCGGACCACGGTGGTCACCCCGCCTTGCTGGTTGATGATCACCCAGGGCAGACCGGGCACGTAGTCCGGGACGGCCCGGGTCACTCGCTGGACCCCGGCGGGCCCGGCCGCCTGGACCTGGACCTGGGCGCGCAGCTGGTCGATCTCCTCCTGCATGGCCTGGATCTGTCCGCTGGCCATCGACAGCTGGGACACCGCGCTGCCGGCGTCGGTGGCCGCGGCCTGGATGGCCTCCTCCAGCTCCCGGTTGCGCTCTCGCAGCCCGGCAGCCTCCCGGGCGGTCTCCAGTACCTCGCCCCAGTCCGACGCCTGTACGGCGATCCAGTCGGCGGTGACCTCGCGCAGGTCCTCGGTGCCGTACCAGCGCAGCCCGAGCATCGGCCGCTCGCCCTGGGCGTTCTCGATCTGGGTCTGGATCATGCCCAGGGTGACAGCGATCTGCTTGCCCTTGGTGGACTTGCCGTCCCAGTTGAACGCGAACGGGTCGTCGTGATGGTTGTAGCCGTCCCCCTGGTCGGCCCACTGGTTGCCGCTCGATCGGGTCTTGCGGCCCCCGTTCAGCTCGGCCAGGTACTCCTCGTGCAGCTCGCCCATGCGCTGGGTGGCGGGGCTCGGCGGCATTACGCGACCTCCTCGGTCTCGGGCGTGGCGACGGACTCCCCGTACTCGTCGGTGGGGGCGTCGAACTTCATGGCGGCGCGGATCTCCTTCATCAGGGAGGGGTTTTCGCGCAGGTAGGTGGCGCAGGCGATCCGGCCGTTGATCCGCTTGCCGCCGGGCAGCGTGTAGTAGCTGCTGGCCTGGGCGATGACGCCCTGCCGGATCCCCCAGGTCAGGTGCTCGTCGGCCTTGTCCACCCCGGGCGGCCCGTACTCGGCGGTGCCGATCCGGTTGATGAACACCTCGCCAATTCGGCCGGCCAGCCCATTCTTCATCCGGGAAACCCGCAGCCGGTGCCGCCCGGAGACGATCACCGGGTCATCGTTCTTGTCCAGTTTGAGCTTGCGGACGTCCTCCTCCGAGCCGCGGGCCGAGAAGTCGATCTTGGCGGTGCTGGAGTGCTGCATCAGCTTGGGCCCGGCACTGATGTCCCCGCCGAAGCCGCCGATGTTGGCGCGGGGCTGGTTGACCAGGATCAGCGTGCAGCGGTTGGCGGCGCAGGCGTCGATCAGGTCCTTGATCATCTGGGAGATGATCTTGGCGTTGGTGCCCACCTGGTCCCGGGCCTTCTCGGCCTCTTTGTCGAGCACCTTGTCCGACTCCATGGCGCCCACGGAGTCCACCAGCACGAGCGAGTAGAGACCGGACTTGCACAGGTCCCGGGCCATGTCGGACGCCTGCTCGCTACTGCGGGCCAGCATCGGCATCCAGCGTCCTTCGGCCTTGGCCGCGTCCGAGCAGTCCAGGCCCATCGCGGTCGCCCGGCGGGGGTCGAACGTCTTCTCCAGGTTGACCATGCCGTAGCCGCGGTCGGGGTAGAAGCTGGCGAAGCTGATCAGGGCCTCGATGCCGACGGTGGACTTGCCGGAGTCCTTGGGGCCCAGGAACTCATAGATCCGGCCCTCCTGGTACCCGCCGACCACCAGGGCGCGGTCGAGCGCCAGGGAGCCGGACGGGACGATCACCACAGGCGGACCGTTGGCGATCCGGGTCTCCCCGTACTTGTTGCGGGCTTTGTCGGCGAACTTGGCCAGGTCACTGCGTGCTGGCGGCATCGTCAGTCCTCCCAGATGTCGTTTCGGTCATGGGTTCGGTTGCGGTCCTTGAGGTAGTCGTCCACGTCGGCCCAGAACAGCTCGTTGAGAGTCAGCAGCAGGATGGCCAGGTCCTCCACCATCGCTGACACGTCATTCAGGGCGTCAGCCGTAAGCGCGGTCTGGACGACGAACAGCGCCACGCCCAGGGCCGCGAATATGCGCCACCCCGGGGCTGTGCGCTTGTGCCGCCAGAACGGGCCCCAGTGCTGGCGGATCAGGTGCAGCTTTCGCATATCCACCCTCCGGCTCCATCCGGCCGGATCACGGTCCTGCCGGGGCGGATGGCTGAGCTGCAGCCAGGGCAGGTGCCCGGGTAGCGGGCGGTCATCGCCCCCGGCGGGGCCGCCTCGGACGGGTCCTCGTCGTACTTGACCTCGGCCGGCAGCGTGCGGGTGCCCTGGCGGCAGTGCGCGCAGGTCTCGACCGGCAGGTCGGAGATCGGGCAGTAGCTGGTCTCGAACGTCGGCATCAGGCCCCCACCGGGAAAATGTTCTCCAGCCGCCAGCCGGTCCGGCGGCCCTTGCCCGCGGCCTCATACGACCGCTTGACCACCTCGGCCGACACGAGCGTGCCCGGCCGGATGGTGCGCAGTACGGCCGGCAGGTCCGGCTCGTCGTCCCGGCGGGGCGAGAAGCACGCCAGGTCCAGGATGGACACCTCGGTCACCAGCGACACCCACCACATCGCGTTCCCGGCGCGCGTGCGGGCCCGGTGGGAGCCGCCGTAGACCGCGGCCAGGGGGTAAGTGCCCTCCGGGGCCCCCGGGAGCGCCAGGGCGATCTGGCGGGCCTGGGTGCGCAGCGTGCCCAGGCCCTCGAACGGGGCCTCCGACATCCAGGTGCCGTAGGTCTCGTTCTCCTGCCGGAACAGCTCGCCCGGGGCGTACTCAGCCAGCCCGGAGTAGTCCAGCGAATCCGGCGGGGTGTACCGGCGGCAGTTGATCTTGCAGACTTTCGGCGGCGGCTTCGGGTCGTTCTTGAGCGGCTTTCCTTTCTTGCCGATCCGGGGCAGCGGCTGGGGCTCGTTCGACCAGTCGTAGGTGCACGGCAGCCCGTTCGGCCCGCTGGCTTCCGGGTCCTTGTGGACGCACCGGACGTCATCCCCGGCCCGCTCGGCCTCCAGGGACCGCACCAGGCCCCGCCGGGACGGCACCAGGCCGTCCAGGGCGCCCGCTCGCGCCAGGTCGTAGAGCACCCCGATGTTCACCCCGGACCGCTGCCGGAAGTCCTCCAGCGAGTAGTACGGCTGGCTCCGGGTGATCTGGTTGATGGCGACCGGGCCGACCCCGGGGATCGAGGACAGGCCGTAGCGGATCGACAGGCCCTCGACGGTGAAGCCCGCCCCGCAGAACCGGACGTCCGGCGGCAGGATCGTGATGCCGATCCGGCGGGCCTCGGTGGCGAACACCGCCATCCGGTCCATCTTGTCCAGCGTGGTCAAGATGGCGGTGATCATCTCCACCGGGTAGTGCACCATCATCCAGGCCGTCCAGTAGGACAGCGTGGCGTAGGAGTAGCCGTGCGCCCGGTTGAAGGCGTACTTGCCGAACTCGGCGATCGAGGCCCACAGCGTGGCCAGCTGCTCCGGGTCGTGGCCGCGCTCGGCACCGCGGCGGGTGAACTCCTCGCCCGCGGCGTCGATCTTCTCGGTCAGCTTCTTGCCCAGGATCTTGCGTACCCCGTCGGCCTCCAGGTCGTCGTAGCCGCCCAGGGTGCGGACAGCCATCAGGATGTCCTCCTGGTAGAGCATGACGCCCTGGGAGCGCCGCAGGTGGTCGGCCAGCAGCGGGTGCAGGTCATCGACCGGCTCGCGGCCTTCCAGGCGGCGCAGGTAGCTCTCGGCCGCGCCCGAGTTACGGGGGCCGGGCCGGATGTAGGTGGTCAGGTCGGCCAGCTGCTCGATCCGGCGGGGCTTGTGCCGCTGGGCGTAGGGCCGGGACAGGCTGGTCTCGATCTGGAACATGCCCAGGGTCTGGCCGGTGCCGATGTGGTCCCAGACCTGTGGGTCCTCCAGCTCGATGACCCAGTTGCGCGGGTCGAGCGTGACGCCGGTCCGGGCCCGGACCAGGCTGACCGCCTCCTGCATGGTGTCCAGGGTGCGGATGGTCAGCAGGTCCAGTTTGAGCAGGCCCAGCTGCTCGGCGATCCGGTAGTCCCACTGGGAGATCAGGCCCTGGGCCCCTTCGGCCGTCCGCATCGGCATCGAGCCGGCCAGCGGGATCTGGGGGGAGATGATCAGGCCGGCCGGGTGCTTGCCGTAGCTGTAGAGCCGCCCGTACAGCTCGGCGGCCACGTCGAACACCGTCGGGTACTTCTCGACGAACGCCTGGATCTCGCGCTCGTCGAGGATGTCAGACCAGGGCAGGCCCAGGCCCGCGGTGTGGGATTCGGCGTCGTCGATGATCCCGGCGATCTGCCGGGCGTCGGCCTCGGACTCCTGGGGCAGCCGGTCGGACAGGACCGAGAACAGCTTGTTCAGGATCCCCTTGGCCTTGTAGCGCATCGCGGTGCCGACCCGGACCACGTGGTCCTCGCCGTAGGTGTCGATCACGTGCTGCTGGATCGCCGTCCGCCAGGAGCTGGGGAAGTCCAGGTCGAAGTCCGGCAGGTCCCGGCGGCCCTCGGTCAGGAACCGCTCGAACAGCAGCCCGGCTGGGATCGGGTCGATCGAGGTGATGCCCAGCAGGTAGCTCATCAGGGACCCGGCGGCCGACCCGCGGCCCGGCCCGACCAGGGCGCCCTGCTGCAGCACCCAGGAGACGATCTCCTCGACGATCAGGTAGCAGCCGGCCAGGCCCTTGCGGGAGACCACGCCGAACTCGCGCTCCAGGCGGTCCTCGTAGACGCGCCCGCCCGGGACCTTGCGCCAGTTGGCCCGGCACATCTCCATCAGCCGGCGGGCGTCGTCGGCCGGGTCACCGGACTTGCTGAACACGGGCGGCTCGGCGCGGCCGTCGATCCGGGCCGTGCAGCGATCGGCGATCTCCAGGGTGGCGGCCATCGCGGCGTCCACCTGGGCCCGCGGCAGGTAGCCCAGCATCTCCCTCATGCGGGCCTCGGTCAGCATCGGCGAGAAGTGCCAGTAGTCGTCTTTGCCCTTGCCGGTCCGGCACTGCATCCACAGCTTGTGCAGGGCGGTGTGGGCCTCGGACGGGTAGTGCGCGTCGCAGGCGGCCACCAGCGGGACGCCCATGGTCTCACTGATCTCGGCCAGCATGACGTTGAGCCGCCGCTGCTCGGGCAGCTCGTTGGCCTGGATCTCCAGGTAGAACCGGCCGCGGAAGATCTCCCGGAAGCTCTCCATGCGGTCGAACGCCTGGTTGTAGCGGCCGTTCAGCAGGTCCTGGGAGATCACCCCGCCCAGGCAGGACGAGGTGACCGTCCAGTCGGCGCCGTACTTGCGCATCAGCTCGTAGTCCATGCGCGGCCGGCCGTAGTGACCGGACACGTACGACTCGGTGCTGGCCGCCCACAGGTCGTGCAGGCCCTGCTGGCCCTGGGCCAGGACGATCAGGTGATCGCCGTTGCGCAAAGCGGCCTGGGCTTCCGCATCCCCCGGGGCGGGGCGGATCAGCCGGTCCGGCTGGAAGTACGCCTCGGTGCCGAAGATCGGCTTGACCCCGGCGGCGTCGCACGCGGCCTGGTGCTCGGGGTGCCCGAAACAGCCGCCGTGGTCGGTCTGGGCCAGGGCCGGGCAGCCGTCTTCGGCCGCGCGCCCGGCTGCCTCGCGGGCGGTGGTCAGCCCGTCCATGGGCGACCACTCGGTGTGGTTGTGGATGTGAGCGAACGTCATGCAGGGCACCCCGGTGAGGATCGAAGCCGGGCCAGGCCGCGCCGGGGAGGGGACCCAGCACGGCCTGGCGTCTTACGTGGGAGGGGTGCGGCTTACTTGGAGGCCCGCCCGGTCAGGTTGGACCGGAAGCCCTCCAGCGCGGCCGGGTCCACGGCCGGGGCGGCCGGGCTGGCCTCGGACGAGCTGTTGCTCGCAGCCCCCTCACCCTCGGCAGTGTCGTCGCTCTTACCACGGCCATACCCGCCTTCGGGCTCAGCACCCGGGACGAACCACGTGTTGTAGTGATCCTGGGTGGCGTGCGCCAGGATGTACTCCTGCAGGCCCTTGGCGGCGTCGCCGTCACCGAAGCCGACCAGCTTGAGCGCGTTGGTGTAGACGTCCCAGGTGGGGGCGCCCGGCCGGTGCACGGGGTCGATCTGGACCAGGGCGACGCTGTAGTCCTTGCCCTTGCGGGTGAGCCGGAAGTCGCGCTCCTCCGCAGTGGCACCTTCCAGGGCGAGGGTCGAGCTGACACCGGCCCAGAAGTTCCCCCATCGCTGCGCGATCATCACAAACTCGGGGATCTGGTGGGTGGTGCCCGAGGCGTCCTTGTACTCGACCATCTTGTCCACCAGGCCGGTCGCGCCGCCGGAGGCGTTCCGGTGGGTGTCCCGGGTCACCGCCACACCGTAGGTCAGGTTGGACGGGCGGCCCTTGTCGATGCTCGGGAACTTCTCGTCCTTGACCCCCGTGTAGGTGTCACACAGGTAGCAGTCCCCGTAGCCCTCCTCGAAGGCGTCGGTGAGGTTGCCATGCTCGTCCCGCAGGCGGAAGATCCGGGACTTGCGGCAGACCGCCCACATCATCCGCGGCCAGTTGTCGCCCGACCACTCGTCGGGCTTGTCCTTGGTGGGCATGAACTGGTGGGTCTCCACCGTCTGCCAGGCGGTGCGGCCGGTGATCGGCCGGAGCAGACCATCGAAGCCGTCCTTGATGGCCAGCTGGTTCATCCGGTACTGGCGGCCGGCCCGGGAGGCGCGCGCCTCCTCGTCCAGCTTCTCGGCAGCGGTCGCTCCGGCGGACGAACTGAAATCAGGCATGTTTTCCCTTTCCCGTCACTGTTTCCACTGAGCCACAACCCGTCTCACGGCCTCAATTGCCAACTCATGGGTCTGATGCTCGTTTCCGATAAAGAAGATACAGCATTTATTGCTATCGCGCCAACTCCGTGGCGCGTGTCCCGGCCAGATACCGACCGCGAACGTCATCCGGACCCCCAGCTCGGTGCAGGCCGTGGCGATCATCGCCTGCCACTCCTGCAGCACCAGCGGGGAAGGCAGGTCCATGGTCCCGCCGAGGTCTGACATCCGGAACCAGCTCCAGTGCCGGTCCCACTGGGACAGGGTCGAGCCGAGCGTGCCGGCCTCGCTGCCCAGCGGGGCTGCCTCCCCGGCGTTGCCGCGCAGCCGCTCCCGGGCCTCCTCCGGGGTCAGGCCGTCCTGCAGTCCCCACTCTTTGAGGACTTCGCCCTGGCTGGTCTCGGGCTCCCAGCCGTCGTTCTCGGCGTTGCGCCGGGACGCCTCCATGGACGCCTGGCGGCGCAGCACCTCCTGGACGTCACGGTCACCCATGAACAGCCCGCCCAGCGGCATCCGGTCATAGGCGCGCCGGATGATGGGGTTGAGCAGCTGCATCAGGGCGTAGTGCAGCCGCTCGTCGGTCTGCTGCGGATCCAGAGTGAGGTAAGTCTCCCTGAGCTGCCTGTTTGTCGCTGCCCAGGGCACGCCCAGGCGCCGGTAGTAGCCGCATACGTCCCAGATGTAGGTGGGCGTGGGCTCCATCTCCTGGCAGCTCGACGCCACTTCGGGCCCGTCGCCTTCCATGGTCATCCGCCAGCCCGGGGGCGCCTCCCGCTCCCGTGCGTCCCAGGCGCGCCAGGACGGCGGCTCGTCCTCCTCCGGCGGCGGCAGGGCGGCATAGCCGAGCTGCATGGCCCGGAACTCCTCCGAGCTGGAATTGAGGATCCCGGTGTAGTGCCGGACGTAGCGCTCGCCCAGGGCCTCGTCCAGCCGGAGGTCGCCGTTTTCGTCCCGGAACGCGAACGGCTCAGTCATCACCGGCCGCGGAGTCGGCCTGCTCGTTCTCCTGCTCCAGGGCCTGCTCCAGGCTCGCGTCGTCGGCCGCGGCCTCGCGGCTGATGGCGGCATGCTCGACGCCGGTCACGCCCTGGACGTCGGAGGTGCCGTGCTTGCGGATAGCCATTTGATCCCTTTCTTCTGAACGAGTTTCCTTGCTAATTGTACGATCCAGTGACGATTCTGCCGGCAATGATTCAATCCAGGCGAAACCGCACATTTCACATTTACTGCAGAAATGCCCGGCCATTCCGGATCGGGGCAGCACCCGCAGGCACGCCCACTGAGGGGCCCCGCCGAACACGACCAGCAGGGGCTCGGCGTGGAAGACGACGGCGGCGCCCTCGGTGCCGCAGACCGGGCACGGGTGCGCCGGGTCGTAGGGCCGGACGGCAGGCTCGTTCACCCGATGGGCCGGCCGGCCGGCACCCCGATGAAGTACTCGCGCGCCACGCGGTCGCACTCCTCGATCGCCTCGCTGTACTCGGACTGGGCCGCTGCGATCCGGGCCCGCCACTGGCGCAGGTCCGCGCACTCATCCGGGGTGCCGAGCGTGGCCAGGTGCGCGCAGTCCGGCGGGTTGCGGTGCACCTTGTCCAGCTGCCTCCAGGCTGCCTCCCGGCGCCGGCCCGCGGCCTTCACCGGGTCCTCGTCGTTATGTTCCATTTGCCCCAGTCCCTCCCCAGAGCGATCCGTTCGGGCCCGACGGCCCGGAAGAAGTGCACTTGTGCACTGCTCCCAGGCCAGCCGGGCAAAACCGAATAAAAGTTCCGCACTTTGATGTGCACTGGCAGTGCACTTCCGCGAACAAGATTGCACTGGATCAGCTCCCTGGCAGTGGCAGATCGGGCATTTTGACCTCCAGGCCGGGGAAGCCGGACCATCCGTTGCCGCGGTGGTGCTCGTGGTTTTTCTTGAGCCGGGTCGTCAGCGCCTTCTGGCCCATCACCGGGTGGCCTTCCCGCTTGGCCCAGGCGGCGAAGGCGTTCCAGATCTCCGCACTGGACCGGCCCACCGCGCCGTTGACCGGCTTCACGATGCTCAGGCACTCCTCGGCGAACTGGCCCACGATGTCCTCGTCCCGCTGGTACTCCTCGCGGGCCTGGTGGACCTCCTCCGGCGGGTTCAGGCCCTCCTCGCGCCAGGCCAGGGCCCCGCGGATGATCCAGGCCAGGATGCCGGCCGCTTCCTCGCGGATCAGCCGGTCCTGCAGGAAGCCGTCGCGCTCCTCCTCGGGGATGATGACTGGCCACCGGATCAGGTGGATCCGGCGCCAGGTCGCGCTGTCGTCGGACAGCTTCGGCAGGTGGTTGGTGGTCAGGAAGAACTTGCCGACCGGGCGGAACTCGAAGAACTCGGCCCGCATGTACCGGGCCGCGATCGTGTCCCCGCCGGTCAGCTGCTTGAGCCGCTGCTCATCCAGGGCCTTGCCGGCCTTGGTCTCGCTCGCGGTCATGAACCGGCGGCCGGCCATCCGGGCGATGTCGTTGGGGATCCGGCCTTCCACCGAGCTGGCCATCAGAGTCTCGACCGGCACCGTCTGGGAGTAGGACCCCAGGATGTGGTCGAGGACCCCCTGCCACACCGACTTGCCGTTGGCCCCCTTGCCGTGCAGCAGGAAAAACGCCTGCTCGCTGGTCAGCGCGGTTGCGGCGTACCCGGCGACCCGCTGCAGGTAGGCCCGCATCTTCGGGTCCGGCTGGACCCGCGCCAGGAACGCCTCCCACTGCGGGGCCGGCTCGTCCAGGCCGTGGAACCGGGCCGCGGCCTGCAGCGTCATCCGCTGCTCAGGGCTGTGCGGCTCCAGCTCCCCGGTGGACAGGTTGACCACCCCGTTGGAGGCGTTCAGCAGCAGCGGCTCGGCGTCGAACGTGGACTGGGACATCCGCATGCTGGTCAGGCCGGCCGCCAGGTTGGCGGCGGCCGAGACGGCCTTCTGGGTCTGCTGCTTGCCCACCCACGCGATGAACTCGTCCCGGGGCGAGGGCATCTCCTCGCCCTTGTCGCCCTGGGTCCGGGTGTCGTCGTAGCTCAGGGCCTCGGTCTCCGGCAGGCGCCGGATCATCATCTGGGCCATCCACAGGCCCGTTTCCTTGACGTCGGTGACCCATACCCCGCCCCCGTAGGTCATCCAGGTCTTGCGCTCGGGGCACCACCGCAGCTGGTCGCCGTAGTGGTCGAGCATCCGGTCGGCCAGACCGAACTCGGTCCGCGGCCGGATCGCCCACTCGCCCTCCATAGCGTTCCACTGGACGACACGGGGGTTTTCCACGCCCTTGCGCCAGCCGGACAGGAACGTGCCGCGGATCTCGCCCATGCCGAGCCCGGCCGCGCTGGCCGCCTCCGACAGGGCCGTCCAGGCGTCCTCCTCGCTCAGCAGCCCGTTGCCGCCCAGCGTGCCCAGGGAAAAAGCACACTGGTTCAGCGTGTCGTTGCGGGTGCCGGCCTCGGCCTCCCGCATCCGCTGGGTCTCGGCCTTGAGCGCGGCCTCGACGTACTTGCGGGACGCCCCGTTGGGGGCCGCCTCGGTGGTGCCGGAGACCGACGCGCCCAGCTGGTCACGGTCGTAAGAGCGGATCAGGTCCAGCAGCCATCCCGGTGCGTCCACCGGGGCGATGTCGTGGGCCGCATTCAGCTCGTAGGCGCCCTTGGCCCCCATCGACGGCGGCGCGACCACGAAGCCGTGCTCGCCGCGGATGTCCAGGCCCGCCCCCAGCACCTTGCGCGCGCTGTTGCGGACCTCGAAGCCGGGGTGCCGCCAGAAGTAGTGCGTGCCGCCGGAGCCAGTCGAGTGGACCCGGGTGGCCGGCAGCGCGCCGTGGCGGCGCTCGTACTGGCCGATCGTCTGGTTGCCGCCCGCGTAGGTGTCCTCGTCCAGGACCCAGATGCCGGAGTCCCGGCCGGTGACGATGCCGATGTTGGCCTCGGGCCACCACTCGGTGGCGATGTCCCCGGGCGGCGGCTCCGGCCGCCACCAGTGGGCCACGGTCATCGGATCGCAGCTGGAAACGTTCGGCCAGTCGTCGTGCACCGGGTGCTTACCCGGGTTCGGGCACTCCTCGCCCCGGATGCAGGAGCAGAAGCCTTCCTCGTTGATCCAGCGGACCGGGATGACCCGCCAGCCGTGGGCGGCGTACCCGAGCGCGGCGTCGCACAGCTCGTGCCGGCGGGCGTCGCCGATTTCGTCCAGCACGCGGGTAATGCTCGGCAGCTGTTGTGCGTGAAACGCGCCGTCCGTATTCTGTTCATTGACGCTGGCGGCGTTGTTATCTGGCTGAGCCCCCGCACTGCCCGGTGCGGGGGTCTCGTCGTTTTCAGGCATGGTGGATGGTGCCCCCGATCCGGTTAGTGGTCTCCCTGGATGTCTCGGGCTTCCGCCAGCAGCGGGAGCGAGAAGAACTCGTCATGGCTGGCCTGGAAGCGCAGCACCGTGACCGGAGCACCCTTCCAGAATCCAGCGTGAGTGCCGAAAATGCGGTCGGCGATAATCCGGCCGTCGGGACCGAAACGCTCCCAGAATCCGGACAGGATCTGGTCCTGATTCCAGACGGGAAGCTGCGGTCCATGCAGCCGGGCAATTTCGGAGAGAATGTGCGCGGTGAGCCATTCCTGGGTGATCTCGGGAATGGTCCGGGCGGCGCTCTCAGGCGCAAGAAGGGTCGGCGAAGACACGGACGGCCACCTTCCGGTTGAGGATCGGAACGGACGTTGCACCCCGCGGTCCGGCGGGGTGATGCAGCTCGCAGGCCGAGGCTAAGACTGCCCGGGGCCTGGGTCAAGCTGCGTTTCAGCTACCAGAGCACTCCTCTCGACAGCCGCGCGCTGATCCTGGCGAATCCGTACCTATCCAGAAAGTCCTGAATGTTCCGGCCAGCTGCGGCCGGATCCCACCGGGCCGTTTCGCCCAGCCGGAAGTGGTCCGTTCCCGTCTCGTTCTCCGGGTAGCGCGGCGGCGTTCTCAGCTCAGAGACGTCCCGCCAGCGTACTACCAGATCCCGGTCTTTAGGGTCAGGGAGGACACTTCCGGGCAAAGGCCATTTGCCCGACGCTTCGGTAATGATCCGGGCAGCCGTTTTCGGTCCAATCCCAGGCAGACCCGGGATTCCGTCACTTGCGTCCCCGGCCAGCGCGCGGACCCGGGGAAGCAGGCTGGGCTCGACGCCCCAGGCGATCTCCACGTCCGCTCCGGTGGTCACTTCATCGCCCACCAGGGGAACGAGCACGGGGCCCGTCCAGTTCGCTCCCAGGAGCTGGAGCATGTCCTGATCGTCGGAGACGAGCACCACCTGGGCGCCCGGGTGCTGGGTGAGCGCGGCCCGGCAGACCGCGGCCATGATGTCGTCGGCCTCGAAGCCGGGCACCATGATCTGGCGCAGGCCGGCCGAGGCACAGAACTCGTACTGCCGGGTCTGCTCGACCGGGTGGTCGTGCTGGTCAGGACGGGCCGCCTTGTAGCCGGGCCAGATCTCCTGGCGCCAGGCGCGCGACCGCGGCCCGTCCCAGCACATCACCACGTGCGTGGGCTGCAGCTGGCGCAGCCGCTTGGCCAGGGCGTTGATGAACATCATCAGGGAGGCCGTCGGCGTCCCGGCGTAGCTCAGCTCGACGCCCTGGGAGGACCGCAGCGTGCGGACCAGGAGCCCGGTGGCGTCTACCGCCGCCAGGACGTCCTCGTGGCGCTCAGGGCCGCCCTGGGCCGTCACAAGCCTGCCCTGGCGGCCTTGGACTGCCGTTCGTCCTCCAGGAGGCCGTACAGGTCCGCCTGGGCCTTCACGACCTTGAGGATCAGGGCCAGGCGCTTGCCGTCGATCCGGTGGAACCGGAACAGCGACCGGGCCATGACCTCGATGTCCGACAGCAGGAACTGCCGGGCGCTCTCGGGGTTGTCCGGGTCCTTGCGGCGGAAGACCATCGGGCTCCCGTCCTCGTGCACGAACCAGGTGTTGGGGTGCTCCTTGTCCGGGGTGAGCATGAGGCGGATCCAGCTGTTCGACATGGCGAAGAACACTCGCGCCACCTCGTGCACGGAATACGCCGGGATCTGGCCGCGGCCCCAGTCACGGCTCACGATTGTGGCTTCCGTGACGATGGGCGGCGGGGTCTCTGTCTGGGCCATGCCGTCTTTCCTCCTGCGGATATGCGGATGGCCCCGGGTTGCCCCGGGGCCGGCCGCTGGTTGTGTGGTTGGGCTTACTTCGAGCTGGCCGCGCGGGCCGGCTTCTTGGGCGGGTAGAGCGACGCCGACGGCGCGCCCTTCTTGGTGATGCTGGCCAGGATCTGCAGGAACCGGCCAGGGTTCTTGCGGATGGCCACGGCCATCTTGTCCTTGTCCAGGACCCGGGTGGTCCGGGTCATGGCGTTGAACTCGGCCTGGGTGATGGCGCCGGACAGGACCAGCTTGGCCAGAATCTTGGCGTCCACCGTGGACGAGCCCTTGACGTACCGCTGCTGCCAGGCGTCCTCGTAGCCGGGGACCGTGACGTTGTGCGGGTCCCCAGGACCAGCCAGCAGCCAGTGGCCAGCCGCCTTGCCCTCGGCGATCCGGGTCTTGCCCTCGGTCTTGCCCAGGCGCTCGGCCTCGACATCCATGTGGACCCGGGCGTACTCGGCGATCTGCTCGCGCCGCTTGCTCAGCAGATCGGTCAGCGCGTCGATCACGTTGATCTCGTCCGACAGGCCGGTCAGCTCACTGGGCTCCAGCTCGCGCCGGGTCTCCGGGCTGACCTTGGCGAACACCGACGGCAGCTGGCGCATCCGCGCCTTCACCGCGTCGGTGATGCTGAGCTTGGCCGGGACGTCCGGGAACCTGGCGTCCCGGTCCATCGCGCGGTCCGGCTCGACCAGGAGGTCAAGCAGCTTGTCCACGGTGAAATCGCCGTTGCCGGCGATCTCCGCGATCAGGCCCGGGGCTACCTGCACCAGCTCGTCGGCGGTTGCAGTGCCCGAGGTCTCGGTCGTGGCGGTCATCTGGTCTCCTTCGGTTGTCGGTGATGACCTGACACCGAAAGATTAGCAAGAAAAGCTGTAGACCGCAACCCCGCCCGGAACCGGCGCGTCAGCTGGCGGCGGCGACCGCGGCCAGCCAGAGCATGGCGAGGTGGAACGCCTGGTCCATCGAGTGGGCCCCGGTGCCCAGCACCTGGTTGTCGTCCTTGCCCGGCCGCGGGGATCCCAGCTCCCAGAATCCGCGGTGGCCGGTGGCGACGGCCAGGCGGGCCAGTCCGCGCGGCGGGTCGAGCTGGCGCCGGTCGGCCCAGTAGTGGCTGGCGGCGTCCAGGGCGAGGGCCACCCCGGCGCGCCGCCAGGCCAGGCGCCGACCGGACACGGCCAGGAGGCTCAGGGAGACCGCCTTGGCGGCCGTGAGGCTGGCGACGTGGGCGGCGCAGGCCCGGCGGCCCTGGGCGCCTTCCAGGCCCTTCTCGCGGGCCTGCTGGTCGGTCTGCAGCCAGTAGTCGCCCACCTGGTGGCCGGCGAACAGGGCGGTGAAGATCTCGGCGCTGGTGGCGTACATGGGTGCTCCCTGGTGCGATGGGGCTTTCTTGCCATCCATCGCACCAGGGAGCAGCTGATATGAATCCGTCAAATGACGGGTTCTGGGTGTCTCATCTGAGACGGTCAGGAACGCAGGTCCCCGCTACCGATCAGGGTGGCCGCCTGGATCAGCCGGGCCGCGCCGTGGGCCCTGATCGAGCCGGCCACGTCGCCAGCGGCGTACCGGCTGGCGCTGATGTCGGCCCACAGGCCCACGATGTCCTCGCGCTGGTCGGTGACCCCGGCCTCCTCGGCCGCCAGCCCCTCGGCCTGCTCGGCCTTCTCGCGCAGCTCGGCCACGTAGTCCCGGACCCACTTCGGCTGCCTGGCCAGGTCGTAGTCCTTGTCGCCGACCCGCACGACGTCGGGCTCGGGCTTGTCCTTGGCCATTACCGCACCACCTTCCAGTGGGACTCGAACACGAACCGGTTGACGGACAGGGGGAGGACGGCCAGCTGGGTTACGCCGTTGAACTCGACCAGGAGCTGGCCGTCCTTGAGGGTGACGTCGAACGAGCCGTCCACCTGGGGCCCGTTGAACCGGATGGTCTGGCCGTCGGGGATGGCCAGTGTGCCGTCTTCCTGGGTGCCGTAGCCGTCATCCATCAGGCCCTCCTGGTCAGATCTTCGATACGGGCATCCACACGGTCCCGGAGGACGCGGAGGTCGGCCAGCCGCCACTCGGAGCTGGTGGTGCCGTGGCCGTTGCTGGTCACCAGGGCGGTGTCGCCCGGGGTCCAGTCGCTCTCGGTGAACCGGATGTCGGTGTACCGCGGCTGCTCCTGGGCGTGCCGCCAGAGGATGGCCGCGATGGCGGTCTCGTAGGTCACGTCACCGGTCAGCTGCTCGTCCGACGGGGTGTAGGTGGCCGGGTGCTTGGCGTCCCAGGCGAAGTACCGCTCGGGGTCCTTGGAGACCTGGAACGCCCGGCCGATCACGGTGCCCTCGGGCGTGCGGACGTTGGTGTATCCGTTGGAGTAGGTCAGGGTGGCCACGATCTCGCCGTCCCGGCGGACGGTGTGGCCCCGGATGTCGAGGACGGACTCGGTGGTCATGAGGATGCTCCGATCAGCTGGGCGGTCTTGGGGACAAAACGGCCGTCCGGGGTCCGGAACGGCAGTTCGGCAGGGATGACCCCGCAGCTCGGGCACAGGCGGGTCTTGCCGCCGCGGTTCTTGATCCGGCGCTCCTCGTAGCGGTCGCCGGGCCAGGTGCGGGCCAGGTGCCAGCCGATGTTCTGCTCGGCCAGCACGGCCATCAGGCGGGCCCCGTTGCCGGGCAGTCCTCGTCGTAGTGACGGTCCTTGGGGTCGTGCGACTCGCGGCAAGGCGCAGCCGGGCAGGCCGGCTGCAGCGGGATCCGGACGATCACGAACAGCTGCGGGGCGGGCGCGTCGCGGTCGTCGATAACCTCCTGCAGGCCCTCGCGTGCGATGTCCTGGTCGTTCTCGTACATGGCGTCCTCCTCGCTGCGATGATTCCCTGCACCACTGACATTAGCAAGAAAAGCTGTAATGCGCAACAGGAAACCCCGGGCCCGCTGAGAGGCCCGGGGTCCTAGGGACTGGTCAGTGGCGGCGGCGGGCGGACCGGTAGAGGCTGACCTGGGCCGCCAGCTCCCGGCGGTCGGCGGAGTCGGCCTCGGCCCGGGGCATCCAGTGCTCCCCGAAGCCTTCGGGGTCCCAGCCTTCAACGCCCGCCCGGTGCGGGCAGTCTTCCGGCGTGAACAGCACGACCCAGTAGCCGGCCGGGATCGAGTACGAGCCGCGGCGCCCGCCGAAGTTCAGCCGCCCCGGGTCGGCGGACCAGCTGGCGCTCTCGGCGTGATCCTGCAGCCAGCCGACGATGACCTGGTGGTTGTTCTCGGTGACCTGGACGGCCCACGCCAGCTGGCGCGTGCCGTTGACGTAGGGCACCCGGGAGGCGAACCGGGCGGCCGGGCCCGGGTCGGCCTCTGCGGGCCGGTCAGCTTCCGGCAGCGGGGCGATAGTGGCGATCCGCACGCCGTCCAGGGTCAGGTAGGCGGTCTGGCCGGCGTCCCGGGCCTGCTCGGCCGCGGTCAGGATGGCGTCGGTCTCGTCGTGGTCGAACCGGCCGCCCATGGCCATGTCGATAGCGATCTCGGTGCTCATCGGGCGATCTCCTCGGGCTCGGCGGTCACGGTCAGTCCGTAGGCGCTGATCTCGCTGGCCGCGATGTCATCCAGGAACGGGGTCAGGCCGGAGTACTGATCGGCCTGGCCGGTGCCATCTTCGGTGAAGTAACCGCCGATGGCGTACAGGATCTGAGCACGCTTGCCGCGGTCGTCAGCGTCGGCAGCACGGGCCAGGTCGCCAAATTCGCCGGCCAGGTTGCTGATGATTCCCAGGTGACCGCTCGGGTCCAGCAGAACCAGGCCGTGCTCGGTGGCCGCGATGGCCAGGCAAAGCCAGCGGACCTGGTGCCATTTGGTGACGGCTTCCCTGCGCACGCAGCTGTCCGGGTTCAGGGACTCGACGTAGATCAGGGTGGCCAGCCGGTCGGCTGCTGCCGCCATCTCGGTCAGGGCCTCGTAGCGCTCGGACGGGAACGTGGCTTCGCCCAGTTCGCGCAGGGCCTCGTTGTACCTCTCCTCGTAGGTGGGCGACTCGATCAGGGTGCGGCTGCGGAACAGTCCGGTGATCTCGGTGATGGACGGGAGACGCATGGCGGCGGGCCTTCCTGGTCGGGAGTACGTAGGATCAACATTAGCAAGAAAAGCTGTATTGTCAACAGCCCCGGACTGCAGTCCGGGGCTGTTGATAGGTCATCATTCAGCTGGGTTACGGATCTCGAACCGAGCGTTCGCCGAGAACACGCGCTCCTGGCCGTCTGCCCGGGTGATAGCCACGCGCCCGTGCAACCGCGGGATCGCCTGCGTAACGGTCTGGTAGTCCAGCCAGTACTCGTACGGTGCGTACTTGCGAATGACGTCCCCGACCTTGATCTTGCTGGCGGTTTTGGTGTTGCGTTCCACGGTCGCTCCTTAGTACGTTGACTAACTTCAACATTAGCAAGAAAAGCTGTATTGTCAACAGACCGGGAAAAGCCCCGGCCCACTGGGGACCGGGGCTCCTCCTGCGGTCAGCCGTTGGGGTTGTTGGACACGTCCCACGCCTGCTCGTTGGTGCGGGGCTCCCGCTGGCGGGCCAGGTCGTGCTCGTGCGCGGCCTCGTAGATGCCGATGCCCTCCCTGGAGTGCTCGGCCATCTGGTGCAGCTGGGTCAGCAGCGACTCGTAGTGGTCGGCCACGGCCGGCTCCAGCGGGTACTCCTCGCGGAGCCGGGTGATCATGGCCTGCAGCGCGTTGCCCTGCTCGGTGAAGAACTCCGGCAGGTCGTTGAGCCAGTCGCCGACCGGCGCCATGTGCTCGGGGTCGTAGCTGCCGATGGCCTCCTGGACCGCTTCGGTGGCCTGGGCGATGGGGCTATGCATGGTGCTGGTACCTCCAGGGTGATAGGCGGGCCCGCGACCGGCTGGCGGCGGGTCCTGGGTCTGGCTGTGCGGTGCCGGGTCCGGCATCCGCGGGCCGGTGGTGTTCTGGCCGGTGCCGGCCGGGGTGCCGCCGCCCAGGGGCTGGGTGGGCTGGCGGACGTAGTAGCGGAACGGTGCCCGCTGCTGCTTGCGCCGCCACGGCCGCCAGGACTTCGCGCGGGACCAGGCCCGGCGGTGCCAGCGCGGCCGGTTCAGGGTGACCTTCGGCGCCGCGTGCGAGGCCGGGGTCGTCCTGGACCAGGGAGCCCAGCGGCGGTAGGTGGAGCGGGCCCGGCGGTAACGGGCCCCGGCCGCCCGGATCCACCGGTGGTTCTGCTTGCCGGTCGCCCGGGGGGTCCCGGGCTGAGCCTTGTGCCCCCGGGGTGGCGGGGCGTGCCGGGCCCTGGCCGCCTTCCGGGCCGCGGATTTGGCCTTGCCCTTCCGCCACGCCCAGCCGCCTGCAGCGGCGGCCCCGGCCAGCGGCAGGCCGAGCGTCCACCAGGCCGCCTTGCCCGCCCTCGACTTGGGCGACCACCGCTTCTTCGGGGTGCCCTTGGTGCCGGGCTTGCCGGTGGTGCCCGGACGGCTCCCGGTGCCGCTACCCTTGCCGCCGCTCGCGCCGCCAGGACGGCGGCCCCGGAACGGGATGAAGCGACGGCCTGGCCGGCGCCCGGCGTTGGCGTTGCCGCGCCGGCCCGTGCCGCCCTTGCCGGAACCGGCGGACTTGCGCCCGCCCGGCCCGGTGGTACGGGCGTTGCGCTTGCCGCCCAGGGGGTGGCGCAGCGAACGGGACCCGCGGCCCCTGGCCGTGCCGATCCCCTTACGCCGGCCCGTGCCGGGACCGGTGCCCTTGGCGCCGCCCTTACGGCCCAGGATGCCCCGGCGCGTGCCACCGGCCTTCGGGCCGCCTGTGCCACCCGTGCCGGTCTTGGACCGGCGCGCCAGGCCCTTACGTGCTGACGCGCCACCTTTCGCGCCACCGCGGCGCGCCAGGAACGAGCCAGCGCGCGTGCCACCGGCACGCCCGGCACGGCCGCCGGAAGCCATCGAGCCTTTGCGCCGCGTGCCAGACAGGCCCTTGCCTCCCGCCCCGGCACGGCCGCCACCGCGCCGGGACGAAAGGAGCCCTTTGCCGGGCATGCCCCGGCGCGCTCCGGCACCGGACGGCCCGAGCCGGCGCGTGCGCGTGGTCCGGGTCCGGCGTGTCCTGACCCGCTTGCCGGTCGAGCCGAAGTGCTTGCGCAGCCTCGGCAGGTACCGCAGCAGGAGAAACAGCAGGAACAGCGCGACCGCGGCGATCAGCACGACCACCAGGGCGCCGCCGCCCAGCTTATGGGCCAGCAGGGCGCCGCCGACGACCAGGAGCGCGAGCACCATGCCCACGCGCCTGAGCGTCGAGCCGCCGCTGCGGCCCTCCGGGGCACCCTCCGGAGACGAGGTGGTCTCCGGAGGGGCCTTGGTGTCAGCCACTCATTTCACCTCCACCTGGCAGCGTCGAGGCCGGGCGTGCGATGAGCTGCGCCTGGTCCGGGCGGGGCTGCCGGGGCTGGGCCGGGAGCTGGGGTGCCCCGGCCGGGTCTGTGTCCTGGGCGGGGATGCCCAGCGATTCGAGGTCCAGGCGGGCCTGGTCGGTGATCCGCTCGTCATAGAGGTTCTTGGCCAGGCGCCGTTGGTCGGACTCGCTGTCCAGCTCGCGGGCAATGGCGCGCTTAGTGGGCAGCTCGTTGATCGGGAAGCCAGCCAGCCATTTCCTCACCTCGTCAATGCGCTCCTGCGGGGGGCGCTTGGAATTGCCGGCCGAAAAGGACGCCGCCGCGGAAAGATGCGCCTCCGAGGTCGGGCCCGGGGCGGGAGCCGCTGGCACGGCCGGCTCTGGCACGCCTGGCACGGGCTGCGCCGGCACAGGTGCCACTGGCACGGCCTCGATCGCTGGCACGTCCGGCTGCGCCACCGCTGGCACGGGCTCGGGGACTGGCACGGCCTGCGGCGCGCCAGGGAGCGTACCGCGCGCCGGCCCGGCTGGCACGAGGGTGCCCCAGCCGCGGTCCTCGAACGCGCCGATGGCGCGCTGCGGGTCGGTCTCGCCGACCCAGGTGGCGCGGAACATGACCTTGGCGGACCGGTACATGTGCCAGAGCCAGCGGGTCGCGCCGAGCCGGACCGCGTGCTCCTCGACCAGGCCGCGCTCCATCAGCTTGTCCCGGGAGGCCCGGCGGGTGTGGATACCCCACAGCCAGGGGGACAGCGCCGACATCAGGCCCAGCCCAACGGCCAGGGCGTTGGGGTGCCAGTCACGGGCGTAGTGGGAGTAGTTCATGGCGCCGATGACCAGGGCGAACAGGTACGCGGCCAGCTTGAGCCGGGACGCGGAGTCGTTGGCCAGCTGCGCCAGGTGCGCGTGCCAGGCCAGGTAGACGGCGACCGACTCGACGGCGACCGAGAACAGGACCTGACCTGGGATGATCCATGGCACGTGCTGGAGCGTCCAGGCGAACTGCCCGATGAACGCGGTGCTGTTGACCAGCACGATTGGCACGGCCGCGGCGGTGGTCTTGGCGATGGCACGGGTAACCGGAGCGTTGTACCAGTGCGACGTGGCGGCGTCGTCGGACATCTGTCTCCTCCTTGCGTCTGCTGGGGTAATGGCTCTACATTATCAAGAAAGCCTATATTCGTCCACCGTGACTGGCGGTTACAGATTCGGCGCGAAGCCATTTCCGGCCGCCCTGGAGGTGCAAGATCACAGTCACAAGCAATTGACCTGCGCAAATGCGCAGATGTGATCGGGGTCCTTGTGAGCAACGAATAGATAGGTTTCTATCTAACAGAGGGTCACAGATCACGCCTCTCGGTCACACCGAAACCGGGCAGATCACAGCGTCTGGGCCGGCGCTCAGTGACTGTTAGCAACAAAAACAGTAATCTCGGTGTTACCCCCTTACCGGGGTTCACCTACAGGAGGAACGGACGTGAGGGACCACAAGGTCACCGCAGAGATCGTCGTTTTCGCGTGCTGCAGCGCGCTGGCGGCTCTGGCCGTGCTGCCCGGGGCCTGGATTGTCCCGGCCGCCGAGATCGTCCTGGGCCTGGTCACCATGGGCGCGGTGTGGGCGATGACCGGGGCGGCCTTCCTGGCCCTGTTCTGGGGCACCTTCGGGACCGTCCTGGGCATCTGGACCATCTGGGCGTCCCACCGGCTGTGGCATGTCGTCACGTTTTTCGCCCTGTTCGTCATCACCGTGGTGGCGGCCCCGGTCGCCGTGCACGCGGTCCGGAAGGCCACTCCGGTCCCGCTCCCGGAGCCTGAGCCGGCCCGGCAGCAGCTCGACGACGGCCTGACCCCCGA